CGAAGCCTTGGATTGGCAAGGAAACGATGTTGTAGGAAAAGCCACTATCTTGGATACTCCAATGGGTATGATCGTTCAAGGTCTACTCGAAGGCGGTGTACAACTAGGGGTTTCAACTCGTGGTATGGGTAGTCTTGAGCGGCGTGGTAACGTGAATGTAGTCAAAGACGACTTCCTTCTCAACGCGGTAGACATCGTGCAAGATCCATCGGCACCTAACGCATTTGTTAATGGAATCATGGAAGGTGTTGAGTGGGTCTGGAATAACGGTATCATCGAAGCCAGGACAATTGAAAAGATGGAGACTGAAATTAAGAAAGCACCTCGTGCCGATCTCTATGAGACGCAGGTTCGTGAATTCAAAAATTTCCTCTCGTTGCTCAAATCTAAAAAATAGGAGTCTGATATGTCTGAGGACCAACAATTGGATCAGGAACAACTCCATGACGACAACGAAGTTATGGAAGCAGTTCATGACCCGAAAAACGCCGAAGCTCAATCAGTCGCAAGTGTAGACGCTGCTGGTGATAAGGGCACTACCGCTAAGAAGCGTAAGGGTGACCAAGATAACGGTGAAAAAGCTATTCCATCAATGACTAAAGCTAAGATGATTACAGCTATGGTTAACAAGATGGATAAGATGTCAAAAACAGAAATGACTAAACTTTATTCTGGTCTAAGTGAAGAACTTGACCTAGATAATTCAGAAGTTGAAGCTATTGATGCGTCTGCAGAGTTAGACGGCATTATGGCTGATGAAGCTACATTATCTGAAGAGTTTAAAGAGAAGACATCTGTTATTTTTGAAGCTGCTCTTCGTTCTAAGTTATCAGAAGAAGTTAACCGTCTTGAAGAATCTTACCAGCAAGAACTTGCTGAAGAAATTCAAGCTACGAAAGACGATATGGTTACTAAGATCGATTCATACCTCAATTACGTAGTTGAGTCTTGGATGGAAGATAATAAACTTGCTATCGAGCAAGGTATTCGTACTGAAATAGCTGAAGGCTTTATGAGTAAACTTAAAGATTTATTCACTGAGTCTTATATTGAAGTACCAGAATCTAAGATCGACCTAGTTGATTCACTTGCTGAGGAAAACGCTGACCTTACTGAGCAATACAACGAAGCTGTAGAAAAATCTATGGAACTTACTGAAATGGTTAAGGACCTTAAGAAACAAGCAGTTATCGCTGAGCACAGCAAAGATCTAGTTGATACTCAAGCAGAAAAACTTAACGCTTTAGTCGAAGATATTGAATATGATGAAGAATCATTTTCAAACAAAGTCGCTACTATTAAAGAATCATTCTTTAAGAAAGAAGCTACCGAGGAGTCCTCGAATAAAGATTTATCAGAGTCTGTAGAAACAGAAGGCGAAGTTGAAGAAGCGGAAGTTTCTGGCGCTATGGCTCATTATTTAAAACACTTAAAGAAATAAGCATAGGAGATAATTAAAATGCAATCTTACGATAATCTAGTCGAAAAGTGGGCTCCGGTACTAAACGAAGAGTCTGCTGGTACAATCGACAACGCATATAAGAGATCTGTTACTGCTGCTGTTCTCGAGAACCAAGAAAAGGCTCTAAGAGAAGAGAGAATCCAAAATCAAGGTTTCTTGACTGAGGATGCTCCTGCAGGCGCAAACACAGCATCTATTGGTACATGGGATCCAGTATTAATCTCATTGGTTCGTCGTTCAACTCCAAACCTAATGGCGTTTGATGTTTGTGGCGTTCAACCAATGTCTGGTCCTACTGGTTTAATCTTTGCTATGAAGTCTCGTTACTCTGCTGGTAACGACTCAGCTACTGAAGCTCTATTCAACGAAGCTGATACTTCATTCTCAGGTACTGGTACTCACGGTACAGCACAAGGTCCTTCTGGTCTTTCTGGTGTAACTGATTCGGATTCTGACGGCACAATTGCTGACGAATCTCCGACTTCTGCATTCGGTACTGGTATGACTACAGCTACTGCTGAAGCTCTAGGTGATTCAGCTGGTAACGCAATCGCTGAAATGGGTTTCACAATCGAGAAGGCGACTGTAACTGCTAAGTCAAGAGCTCTTAAAGCTGAGTACACTCTAGAATTAGCACAAGACTTAAAAGCGATTCATGGTCTTGACGCTGAGGCTGAGCTAGCGAACATCTTATCAACTGAAATTCTTGCTGAGATGAACCGTGAAGTAATCAGAACTATCAACTCACAAGCTAAGTTAGGTTGTTTACAGGCTAACACTACAGACAACGGTATCTTCAATCTTGATACTGATGCTGATGGTCGTTGGTCAGTTGAGAAATTCAAGGGTCTTGTTCTTCAGTTAGAAAGAGAAGCGAATGTTATCGCTAAAGAGACTCGTAGAGGAAAAGGTAACATCATGATTTGTTCTTCTGATGTTGCATCTGCTCTAGCTGCTTCAGGTATGCTTGACTATGCTCCTGCAATGTCAACTAACTTGAATGTTGATGATACTGGTAATACTTTTGCTGGTGTTCTTAATGGTCGTATGAGAGTTTACATCGATCCATACGCAGTTGCTGACTATGTAACTGTTGGTTATAAGGGTTCTAACGCTTATGACGCTGGTGTATTCTACTGTCCGTATGTTCCATTACAGATGGTTAAAGCTGTTGGTGAGAATGATTTCCAACCACGTATCGGGTTCAAGACTCGTTATGGTATGGTTTCAAATCCATTCGTTGGCACTAGCCCATCAGATGGTCTAGCTACTGCTAAGACTAACCAGTACTACAGAATCTTCAGAGTTGACGGCAT